AAACGTCTATTACACGGCGAGCTATGTGGACAACACACACCTGACGCTGGACCGTCCCTACGCGGGCACCACGGGAACGCATGGATGGATAATTGGTTACGGATTGTGTCCTAACAACTGCTTTGTTGGGTACGGAACACAGCCGTTCATGATTGGGATTCTGGGGTTTGCGTTTGAGATGGCCGCGCAGGCGATCGCGGTTTCCGATCCAGTTAGCGCCGCCAAAGCGCATCAGTACATCGCCGATATCGCCAATTGGGAGGCGACCGACGGCTACCGTCCGTCGATCAAGGGAATGCAATATATGGTGAACACGGTGGACTGCCCAATGCCGATCGACGATTCGATGACCTGGTGTACTAGCGGTATGAACCAAAGCCAGGGCCGGACTCTGAATGCGGAGGCGCTCCGCGCCGCGATGGTGGCGTACAGGGATACCGAGAGCGCGGCGATACGCGCTTTTGCGGACGCCATCTACAACGCGATGTGGGCCAAGCCGGGAACCTGCCCGAGCGGCTCCGTACTTTGCGTTTCGGACGGCTCCTATCTCGATGACTGGGACAATTGGACAGGTTGGTATATCACTGGAGATCCCTGGGACAATAGGTGGCATAAGTACTTCGGCATGTCATTCGGCATCGGGGCGGGTGCGGACTGGCCGGCGGTGCGCATCGGAGGGCCACAGGTTTCCTCGCAGCGTTTCGTTTACATGGCCTTCAATATGGGCAGCGTTCCCAGAGCTACGTCAGTGCGGGTGATTACCACCGCGCCCAGCGGAGTGGTGTCCCAGACAGCGTGCGCCTCTTCGCCTTGCGCCGTGCCGATCGACGGCCGGCAAGGGGACCATATCTTTTCGCTGCAGTACCTGTCTTCCAACGGAACCGTCCTGGCCTCCACCGAGTCGTCTGTGATTCAGGGGCATTAATCGCCGCAACCCGCAAGGGGATGATCCGCTATGGCTTGGTAGATCTGAACCAGCGATGCCGCATAGGCCTCCGGGCCGTAGAGCCGGGAGGCCAGCCGGGCGGCGGTCCCCAGGCAAGGTCGAGACAAGAGACGCCGCGCCAAGTTGGTAAAGGCAATTCGGGAAAAGATCAAAGCTCAGGCAAAGGCATGAAGCCCGTTTTCTTTATTCTGGGAAGTTGGGTTGCGGCTCTAGTGGCGGTATTTGGCCCAGAGAAAGCACAAGGGATTCGCGCCCGGTTTTCCCAGTGGGTCAACCGCATGTATGTGTGGCTGTTTGTGCAGGCCGACAAGCGCGCTAAATGCCCGGCGTGCGGACACCGGCAAGAGCACCCGATTGCCTGGAATGCGGAATTGCGCAGGTTGATTCATCAATGCGCGTTCTGCAAGGCGCTATTCAGCGAGCCGCCTGTTGTGCAGGCTCAGGAATGGGAAGTGATTTCTCCTTTCATGGAGCCGACTGAGACTGAGGAGAAATTTCAGCCCTATAGCGGCGCATCGCGCGAGCCGGTGCTGCACCCGATGTATAGGCAAAAGTGAATGACTGCATGGGAAGCTCGCTGTGATCTGCTGAGAGGACTCATTCGTGGATATCCTGAACGCACTGCGACGATTCCGGGGTACGTCGGTTTACTGGAGGACGTTCGTGCTGTTGCGGTTGGGCACCCCTAGTTTGCTGGTATGCGACAATTCGCTGAACTGATACAAGCCGCAGGAGCGATTTTGGCGTTTAGGTGGCACCAAACCACCACCCAGGCGGTCCCGATGCAGCCAGCGGCTTCTAAAGTGGCAAGAATCGGCACTTTAGCGGCCTATTTGGAGCGGAGGATGACGGTTTATGGCGGGTAAGAGCGATTTCACCGATCCTTCCAAGCGGATTCTCCCGATTACTGCTTTGGCTCCGATGGGGAGTCAACAGATCAGGGATCTTTCCCCTTCCTACTGGTTTGGGCCTTTGGCCCCCGTCCGCACCTCCGCACCTTCGAGTTACCGCCCACGCCAATATGCATATCCTCCCGGCGCAAACATCATCTGGCAGCCCAAGGGTGAAGACCCGATCAGTTACGAAGTCCTGCGCGGGCTGGCCGACTCATGGGACTTGCTGCGTATCATCATCACAACGCAGCTCGACCGCATCTGTTCCTGCGAGTGGGAGATTCGCGCCAAGCAGGAAGCGGGAGAAAGCAACGAGGATCGCAAGAAGCGCAACCTTGAGGATAGCGACGTTCAAGCACTCTTGACATTTTTCAAGAAGCCCGATGGGTTTCATCCGTGGAAGACTTGGCTGCGCATGTGGATGGAGGATTGCATTGTCCTGGATGCCGTGGCATTGTATCTGGCACGGGACACTAAGGGCAAGGTGGCGACGATTCATCCTCTCGACGGTGCAACGATCAATCGCTTGCTGACCGATCAGGGCATAACGCCTCCTCCGCCTTCGGCTGCATACCAGCAGGTCGTTTATGGTTGCTACATGGAGGGCACTGAGGTTCTGACCCGGAATGGGTGGAAGATTTTTGACGATGTGCATGTGGGGGATCAGATTGCTACACGGAATCCCAAGACAAAGGCTTTTGAGTGGCAGGCGGCTACCGCTAAGCAGCACTATCATCACGATGGGGATATTTACAGGTTCCGTTCCGAGGTTATGGATTTGGGAGTTACTCCCGATCATCGAATGGTGATTAGGTGTCTACCGCATTCATTGGGGGGAAACCAGTATCGTTCTGGAGAAGCGGTTGTGACTGCTCGGGATCTTTCTGAGCATCGAACACTGGGAAGTAGCATTCCTGTAACGTCTAATTGGAAGGGGACTCCCGTTCAGCCTAAAAGGTTCCCTGAGTTTGGGCGGGATCTTCACTTCCGGCGGCTAGAACTTGATGCGCGAATTCAAGAGTCGCGGGATAGTGGCATGTCTGCGAACGATATTGCACACAACTACAATTTGGGAATTGCAAGTGTGTACCGCGCTTTGAGTTTGTATCGGTCGCGTGCGCGGAAGCGTGAGCCTCGGGAAGGCTTGCCCATGCATATTTGCGCCGACGACTGGTGTGCGTTGATGGGGTTGTGGTTATCTGAAGGGAGTTGCAACGGAACGACCGTTCAGATTGCACAGTGCCCCAATAGCACCCGTTTCGATGAAATACGGAGCGTGTTGACGCGAATTATGGGGCGGGTTCCTAATCATGCGGCGAACGCTTTTCATATTTGCAATAAGCCTTTAGCTGATTATCTTCGTCAGTTTGGGCACTCGCATGAGAAGTACATTCCAGACGAAATCTTGAATGCGCCTCCGCGTCAGCTTGAGATTTTTTGGCATCACTACTGGCTGGGAGATGGGGTATATGATCGTCCTCAGATTTGTACAACTAGTAAGCGAATGGCGGATCAGCTTCAGGAGGTTGCCCAGAAGTTAGGTTCGTGGACTATCATACGGGAGCGACAGCCTAAGGATCATGTGTTTGCTGGTCGTGTGATAAAGGCAGAAAATTGCCACCCGGTTTATACTGTCTACCGCCGCAAGACTGTGGGGTATCATAACTCGTACAAAATTGATAAAGAGCATTACTCGGGATATGTGGATTGCGTGACTGTCCCGAATGGAATCATCTACGTTCGTAGGAATGGCAAGCCGGTTTGGTGTGGTAACAGTCCTTGCTGGGACTTTACGACGGATGACATGCTGTTTGCGATGCGCAACGAGCGCACGAATCGCAGGTATGGCTATGGGCCTGTAGAGCAGATAATCCGTACAGTGTGCTTTGGGATACGAAGGCAGAGCTGGCAAATTGCGGAGTACACCGAGGGGAATGTGCCCGAGGCGCTGGTGTTCCTGCCTTCCGATCTGCCTATCGACCGCGTGAAGGAAGTTCAGGACTGGTTCGACTCCATGCTCTCGGGCGAGTTGGGGCAGCGCCGCCGCGTGCGGTTCCTGCCTGGTTATGGAACGGGCAATGAAGCTAAGCCAAATATCATCTTCCCGAAGGAGCCGCTGCTGAAGGATGAGTTGGATGTGTGGCTGGCGCAGATCGCCTGCATGTGCATCGGTATCTCGGCGCAACCGTTCCTGAAAATGATGAACCGCGCGTCGAGTCAAGTTGCCCAAGATGTTTCCGAAGAAGAGGGACTGAAGCCCTACACGGTATTCATCACCGATGTTGTCAACGATCTCATCCAGGAGAAGATGGGATTTCCCGACCATGAGTTTGCGTGGAGCGAGCGGCGCAGCATGGACCCGCTCAAGCAGGCGCAGACTGACGCTATCTTGGTGGGCAAGGTTTACACGATCAACGAATTGCGGGAAGCTCGCGGCGACGATCCCCGTTCCGAGCCGGAAGCCGACAAGCTGGGGATGTTTACACCCACTGGTTTCATTCCGTTAGGTGAGACGGCATCGCCTCAAGGCACCGGCCCCACGGCTGGAGGTGAAGGCGGAGCAAAGCCAGGACCAGGCTCGCCCGGTGAGCCACCCGATAAGCCAGCGCCCAAGAAGCCGGGGCCGGGCGATGATGAGCCGCCAGCTAAGAAACCCAAGCAGCAGGATAAGTCGGCTAAGAAGCTGGCGAAATTCTCCTATGGGACTGTTCAGGTAGACGTTGATCCTGCATCGATAGCCGGGATGATCCTTCAGAATCTCCGCAAGGAGATCGCCGATGAAGACTTGGCGGGGGATGGGATTCCCAGCGGGTTTCATGCTACTGTCCGTTACGGCATCCTGGACGATGACACGGCGATGCTGCGGAGCTACCTGCAAACGTTGAGTCCCTTTACAGTGACGTTGGGAGATGTCATTGCATTCGATCCGACCGAGAATTCCGATTGGACGGCTCCTCTGGTGGTGAATGTGACATCCCCCGAGTTGGAAGCGTTGAACGCGGGAGTGGAGCGTTACGCGAACTGGAAGCCCGCCAGCTTTGACTATCATCCCCACATGACGCTGGCGTATATCAAGCCCGAGACTGTGGACAAGTATGTAGGCCAGCTTACGTCTCCGAGTGGTATTACATTCCGTGTGAACAGCATTTCCATTTGCCTTAAAGATGGGCCGGAGGATGTGGTTTACCTGGACGCGGGAGCGGGTAGTGTGGAACGGGCGGCGGGCGCGGAAGATCCCGAAGTGGAAGCTGAACTGCAAAAGTACGACGTAGATCCGGTTGGGTATCTGACGGAGCAGGAAGAAATCCTGAAGCTCTGTAAAGACAATCCGAATCACCTGCCTGCTGGAAGTCCCGAAGGGGGCCAGTTTACATCTGGTGATTCTGCCCTATCTGCACAAGGTTTGGTAGGGCGGCAGAGGGACTTGAACTTTGCGGCGACTCAGCCGAAGCCTGTGTTTCCCAATAAGCCATTGGGAACACATGATTATCGCGCTCCCGATTTGATGCCTGGTTATCACAGCCCCGGTTCGATGCCTAAGCCTTCTACCGCAATCCCGGCGGAGATGCGCACTCACTGGACCGGCGCGGGCCACATGGCGGCGTCTCCTGCTTCTCCTTCTGAAACATGGGAGCGAGAAGGCCCACATGCAGAGCGGTATGCGCAGCAACGGGCACAAGCTGCTGATGCCTCCCCTGATATTGCATCTGCTCCCGATGCGTTGCATGGGAAGACTGGGTGGAAACAGGGGCCACCTGGTAATGCCCATTTGGGGCAGGCACCTTCTGCCTCCGCTCCCGCTCAAGCGCAACAGCAGCAGGCGCAGGATGCAAGACCTGTGGGCGACCGCAAGCATCCGACTGCCGTGCGCCAAGCTGGACAGCAGGCGCGCGAGCAAGCCCGTGCTGAAGGCCATGGACCTGTAACCGCGAATCGTGAAGCGGTACGCGCCCGCGTCAAGGAGATGAAGAGGCTGGGAATCCCATGGCACAATCCAGTTGCTCCTGTGGATGCCCCCCAGCCTGTAACTGCTCCGGGTCGGATTGAGGCTGGGGAGAAAGCGCGTGTGGAAGCCCAACAGCGGGGTATGGGAACGTCCGCACAGGAGCGTGCAGCCGTGCGCGCCCGTCAAGATGTAGTAAATCGTTTTCAGGAGGGTAAGGACAAGGCTCCCGGTGCTCCGAAAGTTGCTCCTGCCCCATTACCACAGGCGGCTGGCGCAGAGTTGTCTCCCGTGGAGAAGAAGCTACGGGATATGCCAATCAAGTCTATTACGGACAAGCCTGGGAATCATGTCAATGAGGTTAAGAGTGTTGTGCTGAAGGATGGCACGAAAGCAATATGGAAGCCAGAGCCAGAGGGAGAGGAAGAGCATGAGACGGGTAACTCTGGTAATGGGCGCGGAAACATGACGAAGGGCTACAACACAGAGCGCGAGCAGGCCGCTTGGGAAGTTGCCAAACATGCGGGCTATCAGGATATTGCTATTCCGTGCCAGATCCGCAAGATTGACGGGGATCGTGGAGTCCTGATGCAAAAGATGGGAGGTCACCCTGCCCGTAATGTTGCTGTTGGTGGGGATAGGTATGATGAAGCGCACGGTGGGCGCGATGCCGCGCGTATTGCTGTCTTCGACTACGCCATTGGCAACGAGGATCGTCATGGTGGCAACTGGCGCGTAGAGAACAACGGCCATCTTATCATGCAGGATCATGGGCTGGCGTTCCCCGACAAGGGCGACTATGGGAAGCGGGAGAATGGCAAACCTGTGTGGGGCAATCGCATGATTTGTAATCATGTGGCCGCAAATCCTCCGAGCGATTCCCCCGCCAAAGTCGCCGCGCCTCTTATTCAGAATCGCAAAGAGATTATGGTTGCGGTGAACGGAGTTGGCCTGCCCCCAGGTGCCGCTGAGGGCCTTGACAAGCGCATTGGAAGACTGGCGAAGATGACTAAGACAAGTGACTGGGACAAGTTCCAAGGTGTCGGTCGAAGTGGGTGGGGATAAGAACATGAGAACCTACGAAATCTTTGAAGACGGGGACAACGGCCCGGCCCTCTATGGAACTGTGACCCTCGGTGGCGGGCAAGTCTCCTTCCACCCCGAGCCGGGGCATGAAGCCTACATGGATTCTCTGCGCAGCGAGTGGATGATCCTCGATGATGGCGAACGGGGAGTCAGTTGTACCGGCAGCCCTGAGGAGTGGTTTAACGCTCTGCCCGGCAACATCTCCAACAGCTATACGGACGTGGTGGAGAAGGGTGTTACGAAAGGAGATATGCCCCCTAAAGGGGGCAGGTTTCCGCATGGAGTATTGAAGTACGATGAGATGCAGCCCCGTGATGAAGACGGACGCTGGACATCGGGCGGAGGCTTTGAGTTTGTCAGCCCTAATGTTGAAGAGAACCTGTCTTTTGACGAAGCCTCCCGCAGGATGGAAGGCGACGAGCAACATAAACTTTCCGCTTACGGGCAGGATGTGGATAAGCACATAGGGATTGCTTCCCACCACACGGATGCGATAGGCGATTGGTCAAAGGAACCGGAGAACACCTTGTTCTGCCAGATTAAGAACTCTCCCTCGTATGAGGACGTGAAGTACAGCGCCGCCCTCAAGGGCGACTTTCGCGCGGAGACTGGGCAGAACCAGAAAGCGGTTATTCCATTTGCCGACGATAAGGCGGGGAAGGATAGTCTCTATCACTTCAGGCTGCACGGCGACATGGGAGAAGTCCGGCACCAGCTTGACACAGCGGGCCTCCAGTCCCGGACGATCATTCCAACAAGCGAAGGCGCGAACATTTGGGTTTTCGATCAGGGAACTCAGATGCGTGGAACCATGGAGAAATTGGGGCATCAATATGACATTCACATCGATCAGCACAAAGGAACCGGAGAATTCCTTGGAGGTGACACCCGCCTTCAAGGGCACCAAGCCTATCAAGCCGTCATCCAAAACTACGAAAAGCTGCATCCAGGACGTAACTACGCCCGGGCTGGCGTTCCAAATCTTGGGCGCGCGTCGGCCACCGGAGAAGTAGCAAAGGAAAATCCTAATCACGATGAGTTGGGCAGGTTTACTTTTGCTGATGGGGGCGGTGGTGAAGAGATACAGTTTGATGCGGAGGGAGAGTGGAAAGCGGAGAGGTATCTTAAAGGGCTTAATCATACCTGGAAGGGTAAGTTGAGCATTGCCGAGGAGGAAGCAGTTTTTGGGTATACGGCGCATGACTACTTGCCGATAAATAGTTTTTTGCGGGGGAAGCACACTCCTCTCCCCTTAACTGTTCCAGGTCATCATGTTGCGATACTTTCGGCGGCAGAGGTGCCCGATAAAGTGTCTAAAATTGACTTAGCAATTCAGAAGTTCACTGTGTCGAAGCCACTGGTTGTTTATAGGCATTCATCTATTGGATATGGAATTGGGGAGAGGGTTGCGGGAGTCAACGAGATAAAGGATTTAGTGCCGGGAAAAGAGTATGTTGACAAGGGGTATGTTTCGACATCCCTTGTGCCAGCCAATGATAAGTTTCTTCCTGCAAATGTTTCGGCAGTAGTCAGCCACCGTCAAACGCATGTCATGGCGATTCATATTCCTGCTGGCATTCATGCGGCTCCGGTAGATGGAAGTAGCTTTGATCCCGGCGAACGGGAACTTCTCCTTCCGAGAGGCTGTAAATTTAGGGTTCGCAATCCTTCTACAGATGCACAAGGTTATGTACATCTGGATCTTGTGAAATGAGTACACTTAGGGCAGAGACATACTTTACTTGGCGGCCCGGTGACCTTGTGCCTGTGGATGGCCCCCAGAATGAGGTATTGAAATCGAACCCCAACCATGAGCCTGCCGGTACTCCAGAAGGCGGCCAGTTTGCATCTGCCGATGCCGGAGAGGTCTACACTCCGGCGGGATTCGATGCTGAAGGCGAGTACAAATCTGATCCTAAAGCAATAGCCTACGTGAACCGTGCGGTGAAGGAAATGCCCGAGGATTCAGGGGAGTCTTTTTACGTGTTCCGCCAGCAGCGAGCGGGATCTACAACACTGGAAGGCAAAAATGCTGCTGATTTAATGGGCCTCGGTCAATTCTTGGATAGCGAAAATCAAGAATTTACCGCCGGAGGCGACCAGATTGCCCTTTATCGTGTGCATAATGACACTGCTGGAGAATTTGGCACTTATCACGAGCAACGCGGAGGTCGTGATAGATGGGGAAAACCTATTATTGCGGGTCCGGGAATAGGTAAGCTCACGTCTCCGATGCATTGGGGGCTTGATCGGCAGGAGGGGAATTGGTACTCGTTTGGGCAGAGTGGCTATCATGCAGAGTTCGTTCGTGGTGTGCCTACAAGTGTGTGGGAAGATAATAATTCGTTGGGGAGTATTGCGCAGCTTGCTATTTTGCATCATGCCTTGTTTCCTGGTGGGATTGTCAAGGTATTAAAATCCAACTCTAACCATGACGATCTAGGGCGATTCGCAAGTGCGGATGGAACGATTGAACTAGGCGGCTCCTTGAACATCCCGCGTGAGGAGATGCCGCAGTTCGGGAATCATACAGACGACTATCTCCAATGGCTGAAGCGGGAGAAGGGTATTGGCAGTTCCAGGGAGACGGTTGCCCCGTCCAGCCTGAAGCCGAGTCAAGGCACGGTGAATACCCATCTGATGGGCGAAAATCCCGGTGGCGATCCTCCAGTGATTATCTCAAAGGACTCCTACATATTGAACGGCCATCATCGCTGGTACAAGGCTCTGATGCAGGACAAGCCGCTGGAGGCGATACGGGTTGACACCCCCATGAAGTCCCTTCTGGAGGTGTCGCATGAGTATCCCCGAGTCGAGTACCATACGATATCCCAGTCGCGCGCCATTGCAGGGAAGGTAAGGAAAGACGGTCCACCCGACGAGGAGCGGGATGCTTCCGGCAAGTGGGCAAATTCTCCTGCGGCCCTGGCATTGACTCCCGCTCACCCGGACAAGGAGCAGTGGCCCGAGCACATCAAGGCCCTGAAACCGCCGCCTGGTCTGGAGCACGTTCGCTATAGCATGGACCCCAAAGCCGATCTGCAAATTGTAGGCATCTTTCCCAAGTCCGGGCTGCCGAAGTACATCTACTCGAAGGAGCACGAAGCTGGACAGCAGGCCGCCAAGTACGCACGTACCATGGAGCTAGACTCGAAGTGGAACGACGTTCATGCCCAGAACGACGATATGCGAAAGTCGCCCGATCCTCTCATCCAGGAGCACGCCGAATGCGCTCATGTCGTGATGCACACCGGCATCCGGCCTGGGAGCGAAGCCGACGCGCACGGCAAGGATGCTTCTTACGGTGCTACGACCCTGGAGGGCCGCCATGTGGTCCCGCACGCTGACGGGTCGGTGTACTTGAGGTTCAAGGGCAAGGCGGGCGTGAAGATCAACATTCCGGTAGAGGACAAGACCGCCGCCGATATTCTGACGCGCCGCGCGCAAGCTGCTGGGAAGGACAGTCAGCTATTCCCAAACGTGACGGAGAATTCGCTGCTGGATCATGTGCATGGATTCGATGGCGGGGGATTTTTAAGTAAAGACCTTAGAACCCATGTGGCGATGAAAGCGGCGGAGGATGAAATCGGCAAACGCCCTTTCCCGATGTCCCCAGGGTCATACAAGAAGGCGGTGAACTCTGTGGGGGATTCCGTGGCGTCTAAATTGGGCAACACAAGGGCCGTCGCGCTTTCTTCTTACATCCCTCCGGCGTTGTGGGCACCTTGGCGTGTGAGTGCTGGAGTTGAACATGCTGCCTGACGTTCAATTCGGAAGTGCTACTGAGCTAGTTGACTGGCGGAACATGCCCGATGATTCGCCCGACGATGACTCGGTGCCGGAGGAGAGTTCCGCCGATCTTGTGGGCATGTTAGGATTCGATCCGCTGGACGATGACGGCGAGGTGGAGAAGATGGATGTAGCATCGCCCACATTCTTGGAGCCGTACTTCCCATTGTCTAAGGCGTTGCCGCAGGTAGTCTTGGCGCAGAACCGGCTGCAAGAGAAGACCCGGCAGTTCCTGCATGACTTGGGAATCCAGTTGGCGGAAGAGGTGAGGCGTCATGGACGCGCTTGATCTGCTGCTGTCCAAAAGCGGTTGGGATGGAGTGCTTCGCCCACAGACTGTTGAGAAAGCCGTAAGCGCCCTGCTCGACGCCGACGATGAGGTAAGCGCAATCCTCAACAAGGCTGACGATACCCTGGATGAGTCCGACAAGGATGATCTCACCGACCGCTTGATTGAAATTATCGATGAGGAGATGCGCGAGTATTCCAAGCATGTGGAAGGGGACTTGGTGATGGCTTCACAAGCCGCCGCTCAAGACGCCCTGGCGCAACTGGAGATCACCGATACGGACTTGATCGATACAGCCAACAATGTCGCCGCCGATTGGGCCAAAGGCCGCGCGGCTGAGTTGGTGGGCATGAGGCTGCTGGACGATGGGACAATGATCCAGAACCCGGACAGCCAGTGGGCAATCACCGATACAACGCGAGACAAGATTCGGGATCTGGTTACCCGTGCCTTTGAAGATGAGACCCCCATCGATGAACTGGCGGATGACATTCAGAATGCGGGGGCGTTTAGCGACAGCCGGGCGGAGATGATTGCGAGAACCGAAGTAGCTAGGGCAGAAGTGCAGGGTAACCTTACGGGTTGGCAGCAGAGCGGCTTGATTTCTGCTGTGGAGTGGACATGCAGTGCCGATCACGACGATGCTTCGGATTGCGAATGTACGGATAATGAGGAGGGGTCGCCGTATAGCATTGATGCTGTACCAGATTGCCCATCGCACCCCCGTTGCGCTTGCTCGTTGCGCGGTGTTGTCGTTCCCAAAGAAGACCTGGAGGAAGCGGCGCGCTCTAGGTTTACGAAAGACAATCCGAATCACGAACCTGCGGGAAGCCCGGAAGGCGGGCAGTTTGCAAGTAAAGACAGTGATTTTAGTGACAATAAACAGCCCTACTACACGGTGCGTTGGGTGATGCACCCCAAGACTGGTGAGGTTGTACTTAGTTCCGTCGTACCTTGCACTTCCATGGGAGAAACTTCTACTCATGCGATTCCTGAGCATCATCAATTGATTGCTTCGCGGGGATGGAGGACTTCGGGTGAAGCGTATGACCGATTGCACCGGGGCCAAGCGTTTATTTCCCGGGAGGGAAAGATCCTGGATTTGGGGGATCAGTCGGGGGAGGGGCGTGATGAGTTTGTTGCAGCTTACGGGACGGAGGTGGGATTTAATCCTGTTAGCAATGACCAGGCAAAGCAACTGAATGTCGCCATCACGCAGGCGTACCATAGGGAGCACCGGAAGGCTCTCGATTCAGGCTCACTCACGAAAGACTGGAACGAAGGTCAACCCCGCATACCGGCTGGAAGCCCGGAGGGTGGGGAGTTCGCTCCCGGCGGTGGTGGGGAGTTTAGTCTGGAAGGCGATGCTGGCCCACGCCAAGGTCGGTTCAGCTTCATCTCCCGTCCGAAAGTGCCCACAAGTAGTGAAGCTCCCTCTGGCGGCAGCACCCCCGATAACTACAAAGGCCCGGTGTACCCATTCACGCCGCGCCTGCTGGATAAGTTGCGCGATGCCGTAAAGGGCAAGACGGAGATCGACACCTTTGCTCGCGGCGTCAACTATGGGAGCCGGGTCGTTCCCGCAGAGATCAAGTCGGTGGAAAGCGCCTCGCGCAAGATTGCGGGAGACGCCGCCAGTGGAGGTTATGAAGGAGACCCCGAGCGCATTACAGACTTGGCGCGGAACACGATTGTCTGCAAGCCGGGCACCGAGGAGAATGTCCTGACCGATGTTCTCAAGAAATATCCCGATGCAATAGTCAAGCGCAAAGATCCGTCATCCGATCCTTTGGGATTCTCCGGCCTGCTGGTGAAGGTAAAGACAACAGCGGACGGTCCCGCCGAAATCCAGATCAACACTCCCGCGATGGCCTACGCGAAGGGACCGAAGAATGTGGTTGCGATATTCTGCACTCCCAAGGAAATCAAGCAATTGCAAGCTGTAAATGAGTGCTGTCATGGCGAGGAAATGTACCAGAAGTGGCGGGTGATGCCTCCTGAAGATCCTAGCAAGCACGAATTGGCGCAAAATTCCAAGGAATACTACCAAACTTTCAGGCAGTTTGAGGGCAAGGAGATGGCAAAGGCAGCGAAGGGGAATTCCGGCTTCCCTCTGTTTGACGCTTATGGTGCAGGGGTGCCTTACTACATCGACGATCCATTTGAAAGTGTGGCATTCCGCTCCGATGGCGGTAGGGAGACATTCAAGAAGTTCTATGGGCAGCAGGAGCATCCGATTCCCTACACCGACGCCATGTACAAAGAAGCTATCCTATCGGGGAAGAAAATCACCAAGGAAGAGTACGACAGGCTGTAGGAGGACATCATGCAATTCACCAAATATATCCCTCTTGTGAAGATCGATGAGGCTACTCACCGCGTATTCGGCTTGGCAACCGCTGAGGCTCCCGATAGCGATGGGGAAATCTGCGATTATCCTTCTGCCACAAAGAACATCACCAAATGGTCCCAGGAGGCGTATCAGTCCACTACAGCGGCGGGTCAAGACCCGAGCTACGGGAACATTCGGCTACAGCACGCCATGACGATGGCGGGCAAGGTGGCTGCGCCTCCGACGTTTCAGGAGGAGATGAAGCAAATTTGGATTGATACGGAGCCTAAGTCCGAGGAGATCTACAAGGATCTCAAGAGGGGATTTCTGAGGGGATTTTCGATAGGGGGCGACTACGAGTGGCGGCGCTGCAACGACTGTGGGACGGATATTGCAAAGGGGCGTCAGTGCCCCAAGTGCCGCAAGAAGGTTCTGGTCCGGTTCAGCCCCATCTTTAGCGAGATCTCCTATGTGGATTCTCCCTGTTTGAAGCAGGCGACGTTCTCTGTAGTCAAGTCGGATGGCTCTGTTGAGGAGAGGCACTTCGCCGACCGGCGCGACACATTCCTGCACAAGCTGGAGGAATTGGGAGAGATGCTGAAGGGTGACGCCCAATCGCTGGCTAACTTCGTGGGCGGCGGTGAGCCGATGGAGAAAAGCCTGGAGGAGTTGGCTAAGGATTCCGCGGGAATCAAGTTTACCGTGGGTTTTCCCAAGGGCGGCGGCGGGAGCGAGGTGCAGAGCGTCCTGTTCGACAAGAAATTGTGGACGAAGCCCGACGCGAAGGAATGGCTGCATCAGCACGATTTCACGGGAGATACTGCCGATGAGTCGGAAGATATGCTTCACTATCGGCAGCATGACCCCGGCAAGTACGACCGGATACGGACCATCACGCCCGGTGAAAAGAAGGAGGGAGTTACCATGCCCCAGGAAGTTGAGAAGTCCGAGCCGGTTGCGGCTCCTGCCGCTGATCCGGTTGTAGTCAGTCCCGAGACATTCAAGGCGATTGAGGATTCCCTGGTCAAGCGAATTCTGGACAGGTTGCGTAAGCCCGTGGAGAAGACTCACCCTATCGGGAAAGATCCCGAGGAGGCGTCGGCGGAAGCCGAGCAGGCGTCGCAGGATGCGGAGTCTGGAGGCAGCTACAAAGACCACTTGGCCGCTGCCTGGGAGCATCAAGACGCGGCGGGAGTGCATGACAAGGTGGGCAATAAGGATCGGGCGGACTATCATCGCGGAAAAGCTGCCGGACACTATGCCGCTGTCGCCGCCGCCAGGAAAAAGGGAGATGTGGAGCCTGCGCCTGCGGCTGAACCTGCAACTAAGGCCATCAAGTATCTGGTGACTGAAGACGATGGGACTACGCACCTGCCTTACACGGATTCGGGTGGCAAGCCCGATCATACTCTCATGGGCGCGGCTTGGGCGGCATTGCACAGCGGGTATCGCGGTAGCAAGTACGCAGGCCCCAACAAGTCGGAAGCTATCTCCCATCTTAAGTCGATCTACTCAAGCGAGAAGATGGACACACCCGCCCAGAAAGTAGTCAAGGATCTGGAGGCCCTGCTTCAGAAAGCCGCCGAGGAGAAGGGTCTGACTAAGAGTATGGAAAGCATCGGGCAGTTGGCGTCGATTCTGACCCAACTGGCTGGTGTGCAAGCCGATGCCCAATTCGAGGCCGAGTATGAAGGCGGCGAGGGCGATCCTCGCGACCAGAAAATCGCGGATGCGATTGGGGCAGAAATCGAAGCGTTAATCGGTATTTTGAAGGAGGTTGTTGACGAAGAAACCTCCGAAATTTCATCGCCGTCTGCGGCGGTATCCCAGCCCAACGCTGGGCAATCTACAGCAAAAGGAGCAAATAACATGACTGAGCAAGAGACTGCTCTGGCGAAGGCCCGCAAATCCGTCGCGGAGCATTTGGGAAAACTGAAGGATCTCGTAAAGGCGCACGCCGACGGGATGTGCAAGCTGCACAAAGCGTTTCACGACAACGTGGCCGAAGTTCACAAGGCCCACCTCGACAAGGTATTCGGACTGCACAAGGCGCATTCCGCCGCCATGGAAGAGGGATTGGGCAAGTTGCACAAGATCCTGGGTGCCGAAGAAACGGACAAGGACGAAGGCAGCGACTCCGGCCAGAACGAACCGGAGCCGATCAACCCCGAGGCCGAGGGAACCAAAAACGAGTTCAAGGCGGCAGTTAAGGATTCCTTCTACACGAAGGCCCAGATCGATGAGATGCTGCAAAAGAATACCGAAGAGACGGTGGTGGCTGTCATCCGTGAAATGCTCAAGGCCGACGAGGGCAAAGACGGTGACGGTGAAGAGGGCAAGTGCCCGGAGTGCGGCAAGCCGGAAGAGAAATGCGCGTGCAAGGCCAAGAAGACCGCGGGCGTTGGCAACCGTAACGACCCCTCGCTGTTCGCTAAGAATAGCGGCCCTTACGTTCGCGTCATGCCTGTGACAAAGGTGCAGGATGGCGTTGCCGAGCCGCAGGCTGCATCGACGCCGGTGACTGCCGGTGATGTCCACAAGGCGCTGGCGGGCGACCCTGAGGCCGCCCTGCGCGTCATGAAGGGCACCCGCAAGACCGATTTGATTCCGCTTACCGTTTCCTCGGCGGTATCGTCCATTTCCAAGTAGTTCGCTCAAGCGCGCCAACGGCGCAAATGTTTAACTGCCCCCGGAGCCTGTCCCGGGTGGGAGAGTCTTTCATACAACAGCAAAAGGAGATCTCACCATGAACCTCGGTGCAGAAACACTGGCCCTCATCAAAGGGCTTCGCAAAGACGTGACGACCACTGGGATCGGCACAAGCACCGGCCTGAATTTCTATTACCTGGAACCTCAGGCCAAGAACATTTACCCCGTCTTCTACCCGTTGCTGGCGAGCACCCCGCGCGCCAACCCGATGTTCAACGGCATGAAGGTCGGTGGCACAATGACCAACTGGAAGGCTATCGTCGGAATCGACTCGGGCGGTTACCCGGCGATCAGCGAAGGCAATCGCAACGCCTTCATGAATATTTCGATGCGCAACTATTCGTCTGCGTACAAGTATCTGGGCAAGGATATTCAGTCCTCGTTCCAGGCTGTACAGACGGGTTTGGGCTTCGACGACAACATTGCGCTGGCGCAACTGAGCTTGCTGAACGCGCTCATGAACGACGAGGAGCGGATGCTTCTGTTCGGCAACTCCGGTCCCGCTTCGGTGGGCGGCAACGGTTACGCTTTGGGGCAGACCGGCACTCCGGTTATTACTCAGAGCAACACAACGGGTGCTTCGGTTACGGCTTCGGCGCAGAACTACGTGTACGCTGTGGCCCTGACTCCCTGGGGTGTCGCCATGGCGAACGCGGTGGGCGTCCGGCTTCCGTTCCTGCGGCCCAATGCCGACTCCAGCCAGGATGTAATCAATGGCGGAACTGGGATTGTCTCGGCTGTCAGCAATACGGTGGTGACCGATAGCTCGCATCTTTCCATCACAGTGACCATTCCGGCAACTGTGGGAGCGGCGGGCTATGCGGTGTACCTCAACCAATCGGCGGCGACAACTTCGGGCGCTTATTTCTGTGGCGTCTTCCCGACTCCCATTGCCGTGATTATGACCACCCCGGCGACTACAGTACAGCAGGCCAATGCGACCGACTCAACGACGGGTAAGGGCCTCTCCGCCGACTACAGCTACAATCTCCTGGACTTCGACGGGATTCTGACCTGGCACTTCGGCACCAATGGGGCCAGCCAGCCTGCTTACCTGAAGGATCTGGGCGGCCTGGGCTTCCATTCCAATGGTGACGGCACGATCAAGGAATTCGAGGATTGCGCCGACTACTTGTGGAAGAACTACAAGGCTTCGGTCGATGCCGTCTACACGGGCGGCGCGTTGATCCAGTCGGTGAGCCGCGCGGTCATGACCTCCAGCACTGGCCCGGGCGCGCAACGCTTCATCATGGAGCGGGGCAGTGACGGGGGTGTGACCGGAGGCCAGATCATTCAGCAGTACCACTGGAAGTATTCCACCTCGGGCGCTCCCAAGACTGTCCCGGTGGTTACTCACCCGTGGCTGCCCGATGGCATGGTGCTGTTCGACATCACCACCAACCCCTACCCGGCGGCGGGCGATGCGATTCCCGCTGTGCGGCGCATCATGAGCCTGGAAGACCACTTCTCGATCAAGTGGCCCTACCGTAATGCTGAGGAAGCCGACGAGCTTCCGCTTGCGGCCTAATTGCGAAAGTGATTATGGAAAAACTCTGTGAATTGCTGGGACGCCTAAATCTGTTGCCCACAGACATGGTAATCAGCAGCCAAGCTCGACTTCTTCAACGTCGAGAAGGTTCAACGACTATCCCTTCGGGGAGTACAGCCAAGCGGTTGGAAGCGCAGAGCACCCTTCGGGGTGGTGATATAGTCTGGCCTGCTACGGAAACTAGCAGAAGGGCAAGAATAGCGAACTTGCTCGAAACAATAAAGTACTTTAAGATGCAAAGCTCCAGCACGAATTGGGCGTATACACTTTTGAGACCCTTGAGCACTTCCTCCCCTTCTGCGGTGGAGTCCTCTCGGGGTGCGCTAACAACGTCGTTTAGTGACCCTGTATTGAATGGGGTATAATGAAGTATGCTTCTCATTTACCTCATAAAGAATCTGGCGAATGGCAAGATCTATGTAGGGAAGACCTCGCAGGATCTTGCCGTTCGCTGGAGACAACATGTTGCCGACTCCTACAAGAAATACCCCATCAATCGGGCTATTACTAAATACGGAGAGGATGCTTTTCGGAAGCGTGTGCTGGCATACGCTACCTGTGAGGATGAGTTGAACCGCTTAGAGCAGTTTTTCATCTGCTACTATCGCTCTTATCGACGTAAAATTGGGTATAACTTGTCATTGGGTGGAGAAGGCGTGCGGCACAGCATTGCGGCGCGGCGTAAGATGCGCCGGAATTGGGATAATCTCCCGAAAAGTGAGCGAGCAAAGAGGTTGAAGATTCTGGAGGATGCGCGGAACTCAATAGATCCTGAGCATAGGGGCGGCGCACAACTTGGAGAGAAGAATCATCTGTGGGGAACCCACCACTCTGCAAAAACCCGCGCCAAGATATCCGCTAAGGCTAAGGCACATTATGCCAGCGGAGGGAAGAACCCAATGCAAGGTATCCCTTCTCCTCTAAAGGGTAAGCATCACACTCCCGAAGTCTGTGAGAAGATCCGTCAAGCCAAACTCAAGTATTGGTCCGATCCCAAAAATCGTAAGCGAATGGGCCGGACGTGCAAGAAGTGGATGCGCACACCAGAAGCTCATGCAAAACTTAGCGTTGCCGCTAAGAAGTGGAGATCTGTCCCGGAAGCCAAAGCAAAGTTCACCGCGACCGCCAAGCAGGGCTGGATCACCCGAAGACTAAAAGCCGCTGCATGAACAAAGCCTCCCATCCCAACGACCTGACCAAGCCCGCGCGAAATGTATTCAAACGGCCCGAGAAGAAAGTCAAGCTCACTTTACAAGACAAGGAACTGCCCCTAAAGAAGTAACCGCAATCAAACTTTTCCCTAAAGGAGAAACAACATGTCTCTAGCGGCACGGATCAATACATTCCCGGTCAACTCCGTCAATCGGCGTTTACGGGATCTCGAAGATGAAGTTTCGGGGCTGACTCTCACCACACCTCAAGCCCCTACTGTTACGCCTGTGATGGGAGTGGGCACCACCCAGACCTACAAAGTCGTGGCGGTGTTGGGAGGCCAGTTCACGGCGGCTTCGGCGGCGGGTTCGACTGCGGTTGGCCCTACCACACTCACCGCCTCCGCCTACAACATCATTACGTGGTTGTCGGTCCCGAATGCCACGTCATACTGGATCTTCCGTACTGCCGGAGGCCCCAATACCGGGAAGATCGCCACTGTTGTTCCTACCACGGAGACTGCCCAGCCTTCGACGTATACCCTCAACGATACCGGGCTGGCGGCGGATGGGACTACAGCGCCCAGCTTCGACACTACGGCGATGCCCGATCCGGGTGATATGGCGGAGCCGGTTCAGGTAGCCGCCGCCGATGGGGCTATCACGGGATTGGGCGTGGTGCTGATTACCAAAGGTTCCGCTGCCGCATTGACGCTAACGCAGCCGGTGGCTGGCCTCCCCTCCGCTGGCGGGCAGGATGGTGCGCGGCTGGTAGTTACAGACACGTCCGGCTATCACCACACGATCACTACAGCGGCTTCCGGCATTGTGGGAGGCTTCCACATCGCCACCTGTGGAGGCGCGGCAGGGGCCGGAATGAATAAGTCCCTGATCCTGCGGGCGTACAACGGCACCTGGTACGTCGAGAAGCTGGACGGCTGGACGATTTCGTAGGAGGAAAAGCCGTGAACACTCTTGACACTCTTTTGCTAGCGAAAGACAACCCAAACCACGATGAGTTGGGGAGATTTTCGTCTGGGGATTCTGGCTCTTCCGGGGATTCTAGCGCAAAGCCCACTTCCGGGCCTGGAGCGAGTGCTGCTAATGCCGCATCAGCAAAAGCGTGGAAAGCGACAGCCAAAGCGGAAGCGGAGAATGGTTCTGGGAGTCACATTGCTGCAATGAGAGCACATTTGAGCGCAGCGGGTGAGCATAGCAATGCGGCTTTTGCGCTTGCGGCCAGATACGCGCGTAACACTGTAATCCCCAATTACACCAATGACATAAATGCGCATAGGGATGCCTTTGATGCTCATTGGAAGCAAGCGGATATCCATGGGGATAAGGTGTTGGCTGAAGCTAAGAAGAAGTAGAGCAATTCAATTTCAACTAAGGAGAACTATCATGTCCCTCGCAGCAAGAAAGACATTTCCCGTCAATTCCATGAACGACCGCTTGGCGGCGGTGGAGAATGAAGTAATGGCCGTCTCCCTTCAGACGCCCACTGTGCCGACGATAACTCCAGTGGGAGGCGCGGCAGGCGGTCAGGCATACAAGATCGTCGCCAAGTTGGGATCTCTCTTTACGGCGGCGTCAACGGCAGGCTCGACTGCCGTGGGGCCAACCACACTCAGCACAACGACCTACAACATTGTTTCATGGCTTGCGGTTCCGGGTGCTACCTCTTACGATGTCTACCGGACTACGGGCGGAGCCGCCACCGGCAAGATCGCTTCGGTGACAGTGGACCCCAACAACATTCCCGCCAGCTACTCGATTAACGACAAGGCGCTGGTGGGAGACACCACAACCGCGCCTAGCTTCGACACTACGGCGTTGCGCGACCCGCGCCCGTTCTCGGAGCCGGTTCAGGTGCTTGCCGCTTCCACAGGAGTCATCACATCCTTCGGCGTGGTCTTGGTGACTTACGCTGGAGTGTGCGGAATCACTTTGGGCAAGCCGGTCGCGGGCCTTCCTTCCGCAGGCGGGCAGGACGGCGCTCGGCTGACTGTCGTGGATACAGGCGGCCATGCGCACACGATCACCACGGCGGCTTCGGGCATCGCTACCAGCAAGAACGTCTTCACGTTCGGTGGGACGGCTAACTATGCAGTTCGGTTCCGTGCGTACAACGCCCTCTGGTACGTGGAAGATCTGGGCGGCGGCGCGTTGTCGGGCAGCTAGAGCTTCGAGCATCGGTCGGTTGCTGTTTGGGACTGGTAGCTCGCGGGGCGGGTCACCGAAGACAGGCGGGGGCCCGCTTTCCGAATCTTTCCTGTTGCACCTACAAGGAGGTATAACTCATGTCTCTCAGGACTATTCAAGCGGCAATTGGCACCCCGATGGAGTTGGAAGATCGTGATGGTGTTGACGCCGCGTAACGTTGCTTCTCCTCCTCCAAGCGGGGGCCACCTTCCCTGGCCCCCACATTTTTGCTATGACTACATACGAATATCAAGTTACCCGGATGGACGGCGACCGTGAAGTGCAGCGGGCCAACCTAAACCTGTTTGGGGAGCAAGGATGGTGTCTGATTGCAGTGCAAGGCGCGATGGCTTACTTGCGCCGTGAAGTGGAACTCAAGCCGGTGGCTGTGGCGTCTCCAACGCCTCCAGCGGAGGTTACCGCCATCTCCGGCCTCCCGATGCAGCCAAATGCTCCAGAACGCCAGGAAACGGCATTTCCTGAGCCTTCCGCCGCCGCCCCACAGCCGAAGAAGATCGTTCCTAGTATTCGGAGGCGCTAATGGCCGTCCCAACTCTCACCAGTCTTAGCCCGTCGTCCGCTGTGGCAGGCGGTACGGCTTTTACCTTGACTCTCGTTGGAACGGGATTTGACGCCAGCGCCGTGGTGAACTGGAACACAACAGCCTTGACTACGACCTATGGGACTGCCACCCAAATCACGGCGGCGGTTCCGGCAACGCTCACTGCGCTCTCCAAGGTGGGCATCGTAGAGATCTCCGTAACGGTTACGGGCGGAACCTCCAATCTGGTGGCGTTTCCGGTTCCCTCGGCGCTTGACTTGACAACGGTTGCCCAAGTCAAGGATTATGTCAAGGTCGATACGGCCAAGGATGACAACCTCATCCAAGTTGGGATAACCGGGTTCTCCGCATTTGTCTTGACACAGACGGGCCGGGCCAACGCCGATGGGAGTATGCCCGTCACATCGCCGCTAGTGACGCCTGTAGCCTACAACGAATGGTATGACGGCAATAATCACAACCGCATGTTCCTGCGGAACTCCCCCATCGTTTCGGTGTCCGCTTTGGTGATTAGCGGGCGGACGATTACCCAATCGACTGTGTGGGGACAGGCAGGTTTCGTGATTGACCAAAATGGCAGGAGCCTTTCATTGCGCTCTGGCGGTGGAATGAGTGCATCGCTGACAACGCCTTTCCTGATGTCGGTCGGGCCTATGGCGTTCGTGCGGGACGATATGAACCCGCAGAACGTGAATGTGCAGTACACGGCGGGTTACGCTGGAGTGCCACCCGATCTGGGAGAGATGGCCATGCGCGTGGTAGGGCAGAACTACAAGCGCGCCCAATGGATCGATCTGGCGTCGAAGTCGCTTTCCTCAGGAGGCGGCGGCACGGGCACGACATCATACCGTGATTGGGCGTTAGCGCCTCTGGATGCGTTGGTTCTCATGCAGTATAAGCGAATTGTGCCGGTGTAAGTATGGCTGTCAAGCTAACGCTCAACTCGAACGCTCCCGCCATCGCGGAGAAGCTCCGGCAGAAAGGCCCGCAGATCATGGCCGCTGTCGAGAAGAAAATGACCTGGCTGATGCTCCAGCTTCAGAGGCGGATTCAGTTAAAGCTGGAGGGATCGGTTCTCCAACACCGCACGGGCAAGCTGGTGAATAGCATTCGGGTCAATCCCACACAAGTCACCGGTACGGTGGTTACCGGCAGCGTGCAGGGCGCGGGCGGTCCTGCATGGTATGGCAAGATTCATGAGTACGGCGGCACCCATGCTTACGACATCTTCCCAAAGACGAAGCTGGCGCTGGCATTTCCGTTCATGGGCAAGAGTCCAGCTTTCTTCAAGCATGTTCACCATCCTCCGCTGCCCATGCGGGCGTTTATGAAACCGTCGCTGGATGAAATGCGCGATACGATCCTCCAGGAGTTGTCGGAGACGGTCAGGGAGAATTTGCAATAATGCAGTCGGCCCGGGAAGATGTATTCAATGCGCTGTTCGCATTGCTCAAGGCGGCTACACCTCCAGCGACCCTAACTTGGGGTTTGGTAGGCCGCAGACTTCAGCATTGGGACAATGTGCCTCCCGCCGATCAGCCTTGCATGTTTCTTCAGGCTGGAGCACAGAACGCCAGTCAACCTACTTGGGGGCTGCCTACGTGGAAACTACAAGCGCATGTCTTCATCTACTTCCGGTGCGATGGGTCGGTGTCCCAGGACTATCCGCCCGATACGCTGGTAAACGGTTTCATCGACGCCATCGAAACGG